CTTCGGTAGTTGGAGGTAAAGCGTATGCAATCACAGCGATTGATACCACCACCAGTACCCTGTACGATATCCTTACCGCTGGCACAACCCTCGGCGTGGCATTAACAGCAGGCGCAAATTTCTTTTCTTCAACCGCAACCGGTGCCAGTGCAGCAGCATTGCCAGCAATCAACGGTTTACTTTATGACGACACATTGGTCAACACTGGCGAAAGTGTTTCATTGGTGATCCGTGGTACTGTTTACGCAAGGAGAATACCATTCACTTACAGCACCGCTTTGGCTGCGCTGACAGGAATGAAGAACATCATTTTTTCACAATCTAAATAACCTACAGTGATAATACCTTCATATTTTCAGACGTTGGCTCAGAGCCAAAATCTGCAAGCCTTGATCGACGCATCACAGGCTAATTTAGAACAGCAGTCCATTTGGAGGCGTTGGCTTAACCTGGGCCTGCCGCAAATGTCACTGAACTTCGACAGCGCAATTGGCCGTGATCGTATCGCTGCCGCTGCGTCTATTGTTGACAGCGATGCACCGGCACCATTAAGGAGCCGCAACAAACTGGAATTGTACAAAGGCAAGATCCCCGCGATTAAAGAAAAGTTCCGCATGAACCAGGATGATATGAGGTCATTGGAGGTTTTGCGTGCTTTGCCTTTGGCCGGTGGTAACAGCGATGTATTGATCCAGTTTCTTAACAAAGACCTGCAGGAAGCTTCTGTATCAGGTGATAAGCGTGTTGATCTTATGTTGCTTCAGGCAATATCCACGTTGTCAATTGATATCAATACCACCAACAACCCTGATGGCGTGGCTTATGGTACAATTGATCTTTTGCCACAGTCTTACCAATCCCAGGGCGTACCTGTGGCCTGGCAGACTTCAGCAACTGCAACGCCGATCACGGATATTGAAAACTTTATCACCATCAATCGTGATACAAGGGGCCGCACATTCGGAAAAATCCTGATGTCAATGAGGCTGTGGAATTATTTTAAGAAAACAACGGAGGTTAAAAACTTCATTGCGACTTTTTATAATACCGGCAAAACAACCAGCGCCTACGCTGTAACTATTGACACGGTGAACGAAATGTTCATGGCAAACAGGTGGCCAATGATTGAAATAGTTGAGCATAACACGCACATTGAAGTTGACGGAGCACCTACTTATGTACGTGGCTTTGACGACAACAACGTGGCGTTTGTTCCCGATGGAAAGATTGGCACCCTGTTCAATGCTGTTTCAATGGAAGAAATGCACCAAGTGGCAAACAAGACATATGCGAAATTTGGTCCTACCCTGGTAAGCAAATGGGCTGAATCAGATCCGCTGGTAGAATTTACCGGAATGGAAATGAACGCCTTCCCGTCAATCAACATTGATGCGGTGTATGTATTGAAAACGCAAACCGTTCAGGCTTCATTTGTATAATGACAAACACCGAATACATAAAGGCTCAGGTTGGGTTCTCTACTTCAGATGCAAACGTATTTGAGGCGGCTCTGCTGGATGCCGGAGTGGTCGGCGCAAGTACTTACGATGTAGTCAATATGTTACTCTTAAAAACTGCTGCAATATCGGTGCTGTACTTAATTCTAAGTACACCCGATACTGCGTCAGGACAAGGGGAAACGGCAAACAGTATCAAATATGACCGGGATGCAATTCTTAAAAGGATTGCAGTACTGGAAGGTGAAACAGGTGCAGCCACATTGAGGCCAACCATAAAAGGGGTATCAGTATGGTAAAGCCGTTCCTGCCTGATATCATAAAAGATATTGTTACCAGGGTGGATGCCTCTTTTAGCACAAGGGCAACAGACCCGTTTGATGTGTTCTTTGATAAAGGCCTGCTTCAACAGGTAATAAAAAGCGTAAACAAGGCGGAGGGCAACTTTCCTTTGGTTTGGCTGGTGTATAAATTCAATGAGGAATTTGGTACTGCAGTAGGTATTGAAGAGGAAGTTTCTTTTCAATTAGTGCTGGCAATGCCCACTGATAATAAATACACTCAGCAGCAACGGGAGGATATTGTTTTTAAACCTCGTTTGCTTCCTATCGCTGAGCAGCTGCTGTTTGAAATTCGCCGGGATAAATGGTTTAGCCATAAACCAGGCGAAGGCGGGATAAAATACAGCAGGCACATAGCACCCTATTGGGGAGGGAGCAGCATACCAAACGGAACGGATGCAAACAATCTGTTTTGGCAAGGTCAGCCGGGCTCCGGGAAATTTGCGGAGGCCATCTTTTTGAATTTTGAAAAGTTGAAAATCAAAAGAAGGCCCTGCGCTGAATCCGGTGGTTATCCAGTTGCTGACGTTAGCGCATACCCGATAAGCACTAACCGATTAACCTTCTTTGATGATATCGAGTTGATCGTTGATGGGTCAGAGGATTACGATCCGGTTGACGGTGCCACATCAGTTGTCATTCCCGAATTGATCGGGAAGGATTATGAAGTTGCGCAAAGGTCATTCGGACAGCTGAGGAGGCGCAGGTCAGTTGAAATCGTTCCTGATACTGTCAACGGGGGTTTTGCCTTATCAGGCGGTATAAAGTTTTCTGCAGGGGATACTTATTTTATTAAAATAAGACCCATGTATTTATCATAAAAAACTTTTTTGAAAAAACTAAAATAAAAAAATCATGGCTTATTCATTATGCGGTACATCCGTATCAAATACAGGCGAACAGGATTGCGATAAATCCAGGGGCGTCGGCAGGAAGCTGTTTATCACTGGCGCAACCTTTGTGCCTGCTGATTTTGCAACCCCTGATACCTTCCTGGCAAAGCTGGCTGAATACTCAAAACTGAGTAAAGATGCCGCCAACAAAGTTTTTGTCATCAATGAAATGCAGGACATCGCAGATAACTCAGATGCCAATAAAGAAGGCTCTCTGAACCTGGGCTTCTCTGCTGTTCTTTTGGAAGGCAAACCGAAATACACGATCAAAGTTTTTGCTGGCGCTGACCTTTTAAAAAGGTACAGGACATTCAACAACCAAACCGTCAGGATCATCGAGTATGATGCAAACGGCGTGTTTTGGGTTACCAAGGTGGGCGACAATGCAAAAGGCTTCCAGTTCAAATTGTTCTCAACCGGCAACAAACTGGCTACCGGTCAGAATGTTGAGGAGGGGGTTGTAACTATCACGGCATCGGTATTGAGCAACAGCGAATACATCGACAACTGCCGCTGGATTGAAACAACTGGCAATGTTGAGGATATCGTTGCCCTGCTGGACGTAAACCTGCGCTATATTTCCGCAGTTTCAAACGTGCTGAAATATAAAATGGAAATACCAGGCAGCAACCTTTTGGGCGCCTACTCCATCGGGCCAACATCCGGAACAGCCATTGCGGCTCTTGCTTCCAGTTTCTCCGCTTTATCAGGCGCAGGTACACCGGCAACAGCCTTGGCAATTACATCCATGGCTTATGTATCTGCAGATGATACACTGGCTGTTACTTATGACAGTACGGCTTTTGGTACAGCAACGGGCAACATCAAACTGATACCGCCAACGCCTACGCAGTTGGACACTGGCAACGTAACGGACACGGAGTTGCTGCCAGTTACTCATGCTAAACCTTAATTAATAACAGCGGGAACTCTTTACCGGGTTCCTGCTTAAAATATTTACAATGGTTATTAACGGAGTGTCATTCAATGACGACTGGGTAAAGACAAAAAGCCTAAAGCAGTTCATTGAGCATGAAAAACACCATGGGCTAAGCGATGAAGTGATGAAAGAATATTACGAAACCGTGGTGCCACCAAAAAAGATTATTGAAAAACCCAATGCCGGAAAAGCCGATGTGAAGGCTCCGCATGAGTAATGCAGCAATGCTTTACTCATGTTTTTAAATTTCTACCCATGGGCGGAATCCTTTCATTATTAAAAAAAGTTCAATCGTTGAATACTGATAAGGTAATCAATGAGGCTTTTGATAGTACGATGGATGCCTACGAAGAAATCAACCGGGAGAGGATGCAGGACGGCGTAAGGAGTGACGGGAGTACAATGCCTAACTACTCGTTTATTTCTCAAACAGTTTACGGTTATCCTGACGAGCCGATCAAGTTGAAAGCTACCGGCGCATTCCAGGCGGGTTTAGAGGCAAAAAGGAACGGTGATTCAATTGGGATAACCTCTACAGATAGCAAAAGTGATATGCTGGAAGATAGATATGGTGAGGAGATTTTTGGTACAGGCGGCGCTTACAAAAAGGCATACCAGGATGAACATTTGCGGCCTGCTATGAATAGGCAGATCACTGAAGTAACCGGGTTAAAATTTGGGAAATGAGTGATTGTTGGGTTTGCAACCAAAAGGCAGAATGGAAAAATGAAAAACTGAATATAGCCCGTAAAGAGGCACAACTACAGGCACATGAACAAGGGAAAACCATGGCGATTATTAAAAACGGGTGCCTCTACGAAGTCACGGAAGCATACCCCGGAATTGCCGCCGTTGAAATTGTATCAAAACATTCATAAACTTCCCTTAGAAAAATACATTGATTGCATCTGCGATAATAACCTTTACGCCTTGGTTATTTCAGGTACACCCACAATAGAGGCCCTACAGTCCACATGGGAGGATATCAAACAGCAGGTTTCAGAAATTGGCGGCAGTGACACCCATTCCCTTTTAAGATCACTTTACAAAGAGGTAAACGCCTTGAGGGTTCAATACAGTTACATTATAAACACCATTGAGGCTTTACGGCTGGTTCAGGACCATATCATAAATAAAAGCTACGATGTACACCAGTCAATTTTTGTTAAACAAAAGGAATTGTGTAATGAATTGAACACTCAGTTAAAAAGTTCTTTCAAATTTAATATTTGGGATGAGGTTGCGTACTACCGGGACCTATCCGGGTGTGTCACTAGATCCGGATCTATAAAAATAAAACTTGACCTGCGGACTATGGCCTATGAACAAGTAAGGATAAAGGCGCAGGAAGGCGGTAAAGAAACTAAAATAACCAGGAGTTATTTCGATAAGGTTCTTATCAATATTTCTGAATATGCTAAGTATGAATTAACGGAAAGCATCACAGTGAGCAAGTTTTATGAGAGGATAAAGAGGTACACAGAGCATTGTAAAAATCTTTCAAGTAAAAAGTAATGGCCGAAGATTTAATTTCAAATATAGTTGACCGGCAGGCGGTAAAGGGAGATATCGACTTCCTTACAAAGGAGTTGCAAAATGTATTCGGCTTACTTACTACCTTAAAAGAATCCGGCGTTGAATTGCGGGGCGCATCCTCCGTTAAAGAGGTATCCACAGCGGCGGCCAATGGTTCAAAAAATATTGACCTTTTAGGCAAATCAGTTGAGCGGTTAAAATTTGCCATCAGTGAGGATAATGTTGAACTGCAAAAAAATAACGCATTGGTTGCCCTGGCCAACAAAGAAGCAAAGGCCCTGGGTAAAGAGCAGGCAGGATTATCTACCGAATACGACAAGCAGGCAAAACGATTGACTGAATTAAAAAACCAGTTAAAGGGATTGGTTGCTGCAGGGCAAGACAGCGGGGAGGCATACGAAAAACTCAAAACGGAATTTACCCAACTGGATACCGTAATCAGGAAAGCAGATAAATCCGTTGGTGATTTTACCCGCAATGTGGGCAATTATGAAGGGTCTGCAAAGATTATTGTGGATTCGCTGGAGAAGGAAAAAAAGAAACTGGAAGAGTTAGAAAAAACCCGGATAAGGGTACAAAATGCCGGGGCATCCCCTCTTGGTAGTGGTATAGCTGCCAGCGGTCCTGCGATCACAGCAAGAACAGGGAGCGGCGACAGGCCGGCCATTGGTTTTAATGCAAGCAAGGAGGCGCAAAGCCTGGATGTAATAAACGCAGCCATTGAAGAGACACAGCAAAAGGTAGAAGCCCTTTCAGCAATTACAAACAATGAAAGGTTTTTAAATATTTCGGCTAGGGCCGGTGACAGCACTGCACAGATAAAGTTTTTCACAAAGGCTTTAATTGACCTGGAAAGACAAGGGCTCGGCAATACAGATGCTGCAAAACAATTGAGAGGCCAGCTGGCAGAATTAACGGACCAGGTTGCAGATGCCAAAGCGGAAGTAAAAGCACTGTCTTCCGATACCCGCGGCTTTGATCTGTTCGCCGGCAGTGTAACTTTTGCCGCTGATGCTTTTCAAACTTTTGCAGGCGCAGCGGTATTGGCTGGCGCCAGTGAGGAAGATGCTGCTGAAGCTACCAAAACGCTTGTTGCTGTTCAATCGGTAGCCAATGGCGTGAAAGGTATTGCCAACGAATTAACAACAAGGGGAACCGCTGCCAATAAATTATTTGCCTTTACTCAAAATCAGATTGCCCTTGCAACGAATGCAAGCGCATCATCCTTTACCAGGTTCAAAGCCGCACTTGCTGCTACCGGTGTGGGGCTGTTGGTGATTGGAATTGGATTGCTCGTTGCCAATTTTGATAAATTAAAACGTGCCCTTGGGTTTGCCAGCGAAGCACAGGATGCTTATAATGAGACTTTGCAGGATTACCGGGAGGCTGCGAAAGGTGCGATTGAAAACGTTGCAAAGGTGGGTGTGGCATTTCAGCAGGCAAAGGATGGAGTGATTAGTAAAGATGAGGCTCTTTTTGAATACAATAAAACATTAGGTGATACACTTGGAAAGGCAAAGACATTGGAAGAGGCTGAGGATAATTATGCGAATAAAGCTGATACATACATAAAAATACAAGGCCTAAAAGCACAGGCCAACGCTCTATTTGCAAAAAGTGCAGACGCTATATCAAAAGGTATCACTGCCGACCTTGAAGATCAAACAAACTTTGTTGATAAAACAATTGCTGGTTTGAAATTGCAATTTGGCTTTGGTGTTTCTGCTGTCGAAGGCATTGTTGAGGCACAAAAAAGCGGAGCTGCTGAAGCTAAAAAAAGTTCAAAAGAGTTGGGCGATGCATTGCAGGCGGAAGCAGAGAAATTACTAACGCAATCGCAGCAGCTTGCCAATGGCGCCGGCATTACCACCAACACCGACTTTGCAAAAGAACAAGAGAAAAAACAAAAAGAGGCGTCCGATAAGGCTCAGAAAGCTTTGGAGGAAAGATTAAAAAATGAACTGGATCTGCGTAAAAGAAACCTTGCCGCTGCCAAAGTAATTGCACTGGAAGAGCAAAATGAAAACATCCGGAAGAACCAGGTTATTGTTGATAACGATAACACATCATTTAAAGACAGGCTGGCAGCTATTGAAAATATTGCACAGGCAAGAAAAAATATATCAGCTATAGAATTATCTGAGGCGGTACGGGCTGAACAGGAAGTTAAGAATGGCCGCATAGTTGAAATAAAAAAGACCCAGGCAGAGATTGAAGCTGCTACGGTTTCATTCAATAACAAAGTTGCTGGCATCAATGCGGAAACATTAAAAGCTCAGCAGCAAGCGCAGAAGCAGAATGCTGAAACCTTGAAGGCTGAGCGGGAAAAGCAAACTGCAGACCAGTTAAAAGCCATTGACCAGCAAGCTCAATCTGAACAGGATAAATTAAATGCAACATTCAACGAAAAGAATATTGAGTTAAACAACGACTATCAGTCCGGAAAAATTTCGCAGGAGCAATATTTAAAGGAAAAAGAACGGCTTGAATTAGAATTTCAAAGGAAAAGTCTGGATAATGAAATTACACATCAGGAAAATCTATTGAAAGTTTCCACATTGCCTGATGACCAAAAGGCAGAGGCCTTAAGGAAGTTGTCAGATTTAAGACTAGAACTAAATAAAATAGATCTTGACAATACAAAAAAAACGGAGGCTGAAAAAAAGGCCGCCATATTAAAAACCTTTGATGAAATCAGAAATACTGCTGATAAAGCTTTTGAATTTATTGGCGGTATATTAAATGCCAACAGCGAAAACCAAAAAAACCGTTTACGTGAGGAGCAGGATGAAGCCGAAAAAAAAGCCGCCAGGGATATTGAAATTACACAGGCATCAACATTAACTGAAGAAGAAAAGGCAAACCGTGTTGCAGTGATCAACGCTCGGCTGGCCGCACAAAAAGAACAGTTTGCCCGGCGTGAAAGGGAAATCAATTTGCAGAACGCAAGGTTTGAGAAGGCAAGAAACATATTTACAATTGCGATAAACACTGCCCGATCTATCGTTGAGGCATCTCCAAACCCTTTTAAAATTGCTTTAGCCGCCGCCGTTGGTGCTGTTCAATTAGGCATTGCCATCGCCACACCTCTTCCTAAATACTACAAAGGAAAGAACGTAACCGATCTTGATAAATACGAAGGCCCGGCCACTGTGAATGAATACCGAGACGAGGTTATTAAGCGTACAGACGGAAGTGTTGAGTTTCCAAAAGGCCGCAATGTAACTACCTGGCTGGGTGCAAATGATATTGTTTACCCGAGCATGGATGCTTACCTGAATAGCTTGATAGCGGCTACTCATAAAGACAGTATGCCCTTTATGAATGGCGCACCTGTGATTATTAATGCCCCGGCAGATAATTCAGAAGCAAAGAGGACAAACATTTTATTGCAGCGGTTGATATCAAAGCCATCTGCCAACATATCAATTTATGACAATGGTCATGCTCAATATGAAATTGAAAGTACAAACTGGAAATAATGCAAGGACCTGACCTGATATTTCACCTCACCGATGAAAATTATAATTTTTATCAACCCGACAAAGACGGGCTGATGATCATTTCCAGCGCTCCCTACTTTTTCCAGTTCAGCCCTGATGGCTGGTACAATATTGAGGTAAAGAATATCAGGAATCGAACATATTGGGCAGTTGATCGCAGCGTATCAATTCCGCTGGCTTACCTGGGGGACGCCGCCAAACTGATAAAAACCATCGTGCTTACATTGGGCACTGAACAGGTAAAGGCATATCTCACTATTTTAAGCCAGCAGTTACACCACACACCGGGCGTCAATTATTCATATTACTACAAAAAAGAATTTCGTGGCGCCATTGATCTCAGCAGCTATAATCACGAAGGTGTTAAGGTTACAGTTACCACGCAGGAGGACGGGCTGCCGAAATACTTAAAAGCAAATGAGGGCAACACCTTGGAGCTGCCAATGAATGTGCCGGAAGCGGTATATGTAAAAATGGATGGCGTGACTTTGAGAAACAAGGCAAGATATGGGGTTCCGGGTGTCATAGAAGGCGATAATAATTTCGAAGGCTTTGAAAATTTATCGATTTTCCCCCTCACTCTTTTAGGCGAAGACGGGGCGGGATATGGGCTTTCATTTTTAACTGCAAGTTCAGAACAAATACCAGAGGGGTTTGATTTTCTTGAAAATAGCCAAAATTACGCAGTTGTAAACCAAGGGCAAACGGCTATTACTTTTACAATAGAAGGTCGGATAGATATAAAGTGTTTAGTATTTTTTCCTGACCGCGACCCTCCCAGGCTCGGGTTGTACTTTCAAAAAACAGGCGAACAAACGTATGTTATAATTGATACAACTATAACGCCAGTTGCATGGGCCGTAAATGGTTTATTTTCATTTCCCTTTAATCTTACAATAACATTAAATCCTGGAGAAAAATTATTTTCATTAACGAATATTAATTCAGGTTCAGGCATATCGGCATTTTCCTTTGAGTACCAAGAAACATCATTTGCAACTGCGAATAGTGCAACGTTAAAACCTGCTACCTATGTTGCCCACTTTACCGGCCAATACATATTTGAAAAACTGATTGCCTTTGTAACAGAAAATGAATATTCGGCTGCGCTGTCTGCGTTTTTGAATCTCAATAGAAACATTCTTTTCACCTGTGGCGATGCTATAAGAAATTTAAAAGATGCCAGCGGCAACCCAGCTGCTGTAATGAAGATAACCCTAAAGAAGTTTTTCAAGTTTTGGGACTGCCTTTATTCATCCGGATTGATCGCACTTGAAAATACAAAGCAGGTCAACATTGATCAGAAAGTAAACCTTAGCGATCGCACCTCTGTTATTCGCCTGGCCAGTCCGGAAACACCGCCGAAAATATTCCTGCGTAAGGATCTTATGTGGAATGTTTTAAAAATTGGTTACCCTGAAATAAAAAATGAAGTGGGTGTGTTGAACGGCAATGAGGCATTTTGTTGTGGGTATGAGTGGCGTACAACTGCAACCAGCAGCCCTGCAGAGATCAATAAAATTAGTGAGATAAGAACAGATTGCTATGAACAGGAGATCATCAGGATCACCCTCACAGATAAAGATACTACTGACAATAAAAGGGACAATGAAGTGTATGCTAATTATGTTGATGGTACGCTGCAGGCGGCGGGCACAGACTTTCCGGCTCACTATTTATTGAGCCGTGCACTCAATGCCACGGCCACCGGTTTACTCGAAAAAGATACTATTTGGAATTTGAGGCTGAGTCCGAAAAGAATGCTGTTGAATAACGGCGGCTTTCTCCGCTCCAGTATGCTGCACTGTGATGGCCTTCTAATAAGCTACAGTACAGCAGATAAAAATAACCGGGTATCAGCTGGAGGCATCACAGAAAAGGAAAACATTTTGTTAGGTGCTGCCGGTACCAGGTTCTTTTATCCAATTGGCATCAGCATGCAATTGCCTGCACCGAATAATTTACTGGACGTGTTGAATTCCTCCCCATTATCAACAGTGGAAGTGGAAATTGGCGGTACCACATTCACCGGCATACTGGAAAAGTCGGGTATTGCACTGGCTGGCAACCGTGTTACTGAATACGAAATATTATTAGATGAAAGAAATGACCTAACAAAACTTATCGATTACAATGGCTAATTACACAGGCAGCGCATATAATTTTTACTTAACTCAAACGCTTATCACAGGCGCTCAGTTTCATTTGGTATTTACATTTGACACAATACCTTTTGCCTCTGCCGTAATGCTAAGCTACCGACCTGTATCGGGTGGAGCCTGGAATAATGATACAGCAGGATTTACAAGCCCGCGGACAAGAACCATACCGGAAGGTGATTATGAGTACCAGGCAACTGTTTACTTCAGTAATGGCGATAGCCCGTTGGTTGTAACATTCACTTTGGTGGTTGCCGATGCCATTGACAACTACATCTACACCCCGGAACTTAATCCGCTGATATGGTACGATGAAGGCAGGGCAACTACTCCTTATTATCAAACACCACACTTTGAACAATTCCCGCATGCAGAACGTGGTAAGCCATGGTTGCAGGGTGATGTGTGGCACCAGGTATGGCAAACAACCGATATTATTTATTTGCAATTCAGCAGCACGTTTGATCCGATAGTAATTGACCTGCTGAATGAAGAAGGCTTTGTGGTCCGCTCCTGGGTTGGACTTAACAAGTTGCCCAACCGTGAATTTCCGAATCTATATGTATTTGAGTTTGCTTTGAGCCTTGCAGGATTGATCACTGGCTGCTATAGCTTCCGGCGTACACTCGGCAGCGGCGATGGTCAAAAGATACAAACTACATGCTGTCAGTACATCAGCGCTGATCCGTTGCTCAATACCATCTACATCGAGTATAAAAACAGCAAGTTTACAAAGGATGTACTTTTTGAAACTGGTATCAAATTCGGGCTTCGCCTTTACGGCTGGATTGATTACGATAAAATGAAGAGTGAAAAAAAAGAAGAAGGATATCGAGATCAAAGGTACACAAGCAAAAAAACATCGAGCAAATCGGCAAAATCAATACCGGTTTATTTCGGCGATGAAATGGGCTTGCCTGCCGAAAAAACAAACCTGGTAGAAGAAATTTATGGGCTGGATGAAGTAACCATTGATGGTGCATTTTTCACTTTGCCTCCGGATAAAGAGTTTGAGTACACAGAAGAAAACGGGTATCGTATGAGAGGCATGAAGGCAGAACTTGAACCGGGATTGACCAGGTACAGCAGGATAACAAAAGTGAATTTTGATCCGCAAAAGAAACTGATGTATGCCATTGCGGTTGATCAGCATGCTATCAGCGATACAACCGGCCAGGGCAATAATAATGTGGTACCAATTTATAACGTCGTAATTCAATAAATATGAATATTCAATTAACCATAGGCAGCGTAAATTTTACAGACTGGCTACACATTACCATTGTAAGGGTGCGTGACAATGCTCTGGTTTGGGAAAACTGGTATGATATGCCGGTATCCAGTTTAGTTATACAGGCAACCGGGCTGGATGCAGATCATTACTATGTCCGTATGTACGACAGCCCGGATAATAGTTCTTTGGGATTGTTAAAAGCAGAAGCGGCGGTAAGTGGCTTATCAAACCAGTATGAATACGAATTACGCTTTTATACCATTGGTAGTTTACCAGGTACCGCAAGTTTAAGCAGTGACGGCAAAACGCTCACTGATACATACTTGATTGGCAAAACTGTCCACTCATTTGAGAAAATGGGTTATGGAAAATTCGATCCAGCCGATGAATATACTTTTACCGGTTCGACTGGTGAACTCGAAATAGATAACGGGTCTGCACTTTCGTCAGGCGAAAAAATTTGTGTTGTTATTCAAAACAATGTGGGCTCTGCAGTATCCAATGCGCCGTCAGGTTTTTATACTGGAACGGTCGAGCATACTGCGGCCACGGTAAGCCTCGCCAGCACTGATAAAAACAAGCGTGTAAGAATGAAAGGAACAGGCACCACACAGGTATTTACCCTGCCAGCACTCAGCAGTTTCTCCGATGGCGAAGGATTTTATTTTGATAACTCAGTAAACGGCACGCCTGTTTGTCCAAAGATACTGACCGCAGGCAGTGACCGGATAAAGTTTGGCGGGTTCAGTGCTACTTTAAATTCACTCTCTGAAATATGGCTGACAGCCGGTGAGTATATGCTGATAAAAAAGAACGCCACGGATGGGGTTTGGGAAATAGAGATCACCAACATGAATGTAAATGTGGGATCATCTTTTTATCATCAGTACAACATACTGCCTTTTGCGATAGCTGGCAATGGCCGGGCTTCGCAGATAGCCGCTGACGGTGATGTATATGGCCGCTTATGGTGGTGGATTACCAATATACTCGGCACGTCCTACTACATTGTAGATAATGGCGTAAACAGTACGTCTTACGTTCATCCATCAGGGCAGGAGTATAAATGGGTACGGCATTCAAGTTTAAAACAATTCAGGCCGCCCAATACGCAGGGTGATGCACCGACTGGAAAGTTTGATATGTATATGATTTGACAATTATTTTATTAAATCAATAGAAAGTTTATTATTTTAATATAATTTTATCACATGAAAAAAGTCCTTCAAGGGCTGTTTTCGGTTAAAGCTTTCAGGAATAACTATCTTGCAGCAGCGGCCACTACAGCTCTCTTTCTACTTTCCCATGTTGTGTATGCGCAACCAAATTCCCCTTCAGCATCTGCACCTAAGTACGACACAACGAGAATTTTGCAGCCGATCAATGCAGATGGTTTTTATTGGACCGGTGTTGGCAAGTTTGGCGGCGGTCTTGTGCTGCCCAATGATACCTTTCATTTAAGCATCCAAAGCAAAGGCGCTTTGGCTTATAAAAATGGCAAGGTGTATGAATACGAAGGGCACTATTGGGAGGAAGCCGGATTTAAAAGATGGTTTGTTTCTCCCGATGGTTCAATAAATATCACGAATAATGGCGACACGATTAAGGCCACCGTTACAGGCGCTCCCAACTCCTCCTCCCCTGGCAATTATATTATTACCTACCCGACCATTGAAAGGAGTAACGATACGGTTGATGTGATACCCAATGTTGTATTTCAGCAGGGAAGTTTAAGAGATACGATCACCACAGGGGCGCAATATATTATCCCATACGCCAGTGCCGCCCAAAAAAGAATAGACCCAATATTTATAAATCCATCGGGGTTACTCGACACGGCACAAGGCGTTGAAGATAGTTTTTTTGCGGTACGGCCTGACCTTCCAGCAGGGTCTATTCTCATTGCAGATATTAATGTGTACGGATTGGATAGTATTGTGGTGAGTAATGCGGGGTTGTTTCAAAAGACAGCAGGGGTTTTTATTGGTGATGATGCAACGTTAGAAACAGACAGTGCCAATTATTACTATCTGAAAGCCATGAGACTGTTAACTACAGGGTCTTTCCGGTCTACCTCTGTTGGTGGGGTAGCTTTAGATATGGTCGGCGGCTCCGCTGTAAGGGCAACGAGCGGCAGCAGGGTGGTTTATATTGATGGGGATAGTTCCGTTACCCTTCGGTCAGGCGGTTACAATCACAAGGCTCAATTAACTGCACAAGGCGAATTTTTAATAGGCTCGTCCGGTCAGGTAAGAATACCATCAGCAAGGTTAGCTGTGATTGATTCCACCAAAGGCTTTCTGCCTCCCGTAATGAGAGGGGTAAGGATGAACGCTATAAGTTCCCCTGCAACGGGGTTGATTGTCTATAATAGTGATTCAGTTTCCTTGTGTTTGTATAACGGGAGCGCATGGGTGAAATTGGGTAGCGGGGGAAGTGGAAGTGCGTCAACATTGCAACAGGTAACAGATGCTGGACAGCAAACAGAGGATAGTATTACTTTTATAAGACCTGGAACTAACGAAAGATTGATAAATATAAAAACGCTTAATTATGGGGGGCCAAATAATTGGCAAGGAATAATAGAAGTAAGAGACCCGTTAGCAGCCCGGTTTGGTGAATTTCGTTCTAATTCGTGGTTGGTAAGGGATCATGCCGGACAGTTTGGGGCCCCTTTAAATGCCGTTTATTTTCTTAGGCACAAATCAAATTTATCCTTTCCTGCAACAGACGATACAGTACGAAATATAGCAATTTCTGTTAACGGGAACTTTGCAGATACATCAGGGAATATAACAATTAGTGGAGGTTCTGGCATAACTCCATTATATTTTGATCACATCGGAAGCGGACAATCAAACATGGCTGGCAGGGATGCTACTATTGGTGATTGGGTATATACAAAAAACGACCGTACACAATCTTTTAATTCATCTAACCTGTTCGTAACCGCCGACCCCGCGCTAAACAATATTTGTTATTCAGACGGTGCAGTAACAGCAGAAAGAAATAATACAGCATGGCAGTTTAGCTTGAACTATGCAAAAGATAATTTAACCGATACCGTTAGGCTGATATGTGAAGCAGTAGGCAGTATGAGTAGCTGGGAATGGACACCTGAAACTACAGGAAATGGTGAGCAAACAACATCTAATACACGGCTTACTGCCTTAATAACCAAATTAGATGCAGCGCCATCGGACTACAAGGCTAAACTAATAACAATGCAGTACGGCGAAAACGATGCCGTTACAGGGAACCTCATTCATTTTTTAAACAACGTTGTGAAGTTTTACGACACATTGAGAAGGCATCCAAAATGCGATACAAACATAGTGATGCAATTGGTTTACCCAATTACAAACCAGCCAATAAACGGGGATAGCCTTCGCCGTTGTCTTGATTCTATTTACTATAGGACAAAGGATATAGGCAACAGGTTTATTACAGCCGTTCCGCATACATATCCTGGCACCGCATCAGGTCACCCATCGAATGATACCACTGATTTGATAGGCAGATTGTGTTACTCAAACTACTTGCAAGGCTTTGGCAACGGTCCGATAAAACCTGATAGCAGTTACTGGAAAAGAAGTATTTCGCCGGAATTTGTGTACACACCCGAAAAGGTGGTGATAGGCGCAACTTCTCCCATTTCTTCGTCATATATACAAAATGTTATCGTCAATGGCACATCAACACTGGCATATTTCGGCAGATCAAATAGTGGCAGTGATGGTAATCAACAGGCATTGACCATAATTACCAATAGCGCCGGAAATACCGGATCACTTTTGATGCACCGTAGCGAAAAGTCGGGTTCGGTTGTTGACCGTAACGGCATTGGCTTTAGGGATACTTCTATAACTTTTTTAGACAGCAACCAAAATGCGTTAGGATTATCCGTTAGCAACAATGCAGTTGGCATAAGTAAACAACTTAATGTTTCAGCCAACGCTTTATACACAGGTAACTTATTAATGACTACATCAACACAGCCTTTACGGATATTCAATACAACTACTACGGGGGTTCAAATGATAGTGTCAAACAATTCGACCACCGCTGCAACATATTCGTCTATTCGCTTTCGTTCCGGCAGCGTTGGCACCTATGATTTGGCTGATTTGCGAACAATTGTAAACGCAGCCGGGGACGGTGGGCACCATGCCATATTTACAAGAAAATCTTCCGGGCTTGCTGAAACGATAAGGTTTACCGACAGTAACCGTGTGGGCATTGGCACTACCACCCCAACGGTAAGGCTGTCAGTTGTTGGAGATGGAACAAAAGCAGCAGCATTTACCAGCGGCAATGTTGGTATTGGAACAGCAAGCCCCGCAGCATCAGCGGCACTTGATATAACCAGCACCACACAGGGCGTATTGATGCCACGAATGACAGCTACACAGGGCAGCGCAATATCATCTCCTGCGGATGCGCTTTTAATTTATGTAACAGATACCAACGGCACATTCACCTCTATCGGTTTTTGGGGTAGAGAAAATGGGGTATGGGTTAAACTATAATTTATGAAAAAACTACTATTCATTCTTTTAATCCTATCTACAGGATTGACGTACGGGCAAGCTATTCCCTGCCATTCAGTTTGCCAAACAAACGCACAGCGGGCATTTATGAAACAATCGCTGGACAGCGCAAAGAAAGTTTGGAAGATTGAATTTTTAAACGATGCAACAAAAGCAGACGAAGCCCTTATTTCCAAACTCCCCGTATTCCGCAAAGGAACGCTTGACAGCCTGGATAAACTAAATATCTACCTGAAAC